GTCTTCCGCCGCCTCAAACGTGGTTTATCCAGTGGCACGTTCACGACGAACGAATCGGAGTGCTCGATCACGCTGGCCAATGGCGCCGTGATGCGCTTCAAGTCGGCCGACAACGCCGACAGTCTGTACGGCGAGGACGTTCACGCCGCGGTCATCGACGAGGCCACGCGTTGCTCCGAGGACGCCTGGCACGCGCTCAGGACCACGCTCACCGCCACGCGCGGCCCGGTCAGGATCATCGGCAACGTCAAGGGCCGCCGCAACTGGGCGTACCTGCTGGCGCGGCGGGCCGAAGCCGGCTCGCCGGACATGCACTACGCGCGAATTACGGCCTACGACGCCATCCAGGCCGGCGTGCTGGATGCCGACGAGGTCGCCGATGCGCGCTTGCAACTGCCCGAAAACGTATTCCGCGAGCTGTACGAAGCCGAGCCGTCGGACGACGAGGGCAACCCGTTCGGCATCCTCGCCATCCGCGCGTGCATCGAGCCGCTCCACCTGGAGTGCGATCCGGCGTGCTGGGGCTGGGACCTAGCCCGCGCGAACGACTGGACTTGGGGCATCGCATTGTGCGACCACGGCGCGGTGTGCCGCTCCGAGCGCTGGAATCAGTCGCACTATCCATCCAGTGGACGTGAATCGGATTCATCATCGCATCCGGAGTACTGGGAGGTCACGCTGCGCCGCGTCAAGGACCTGGTTGGCAGATTACCCGCGGCGGTCGACTCCACCGGACCGGGCGGGCCCATCGACCAGGCGCTCAACGCCGAGCACCGCAATGTCGAGGGCTTCGTGTTCAGCCAGCGCAGCAAACAGCAGTTGATGGAAGGGCTGGCCGTCGCCATCCAGCAGCACCTGGTCGCGTTCCCATCGGGCCCGCTCCAGGTGGAGCTGGAGTCATTCGAGTATCAGTATTCGCGAACCGGGGTCCACTACGGTGCGCCCGAGGGGATGCACGACGATGGCGTCTGCGCGTTGGCATTGGCCTGGCACAAGTTCGGCAAACTGGAGAGCCTGCGCGCGCTGGACATCCTGCTGAGCACGCCGGCCAGGATCAAGCACCACGGCGCACTCGTCGGCGGCAAGCGTGGGCTGGACGCCTGGCGCAATCCGCTCGAGCCATGACGGCTAGACACCTGGTCGTAGACTGAGCGTATGCCGACTGCCTCTACCCAACACACGAACCAGACTGTCGCGCTCGCGGCCCGACTCGAGAACTCGGATAGCGCGATCGTCTATGTCGACATCGAGGGCCTGACCGACGCCAGCGCGCCAGAGATGCTGCTGGCCGAGCCCGCGCTGCATGTCGAATTCGACCAGGTCCGCCAGCAGTGGGCGGTCCGCTACGCGACACCCGACGAGATCGCCGAGGCCCAGGCCGCAGCCGACGAGGCCGCCCCCAAGACCACTACCAGCACCACCAAGACTACCTAGCGCGTGGTCCGCGACCGCGACGTCCCGACGCCCGGCCAACTCGCCACCATGTGGTGGTCGAAATACAACGAGTTCCAGACGAGCCGTCTGCGCGTGCGCGATTGTCGCGACTGGCTCAACAATCGCTGGGATCCGGTCGTGCCGAAGGACTTCGCCCAGGTCGCCGGTAACCTGGCCATCAAATTGCCGTACGCGGTCACCGTACCGTTGCACGCGGTGCAGATGCTCTCGGGCAAACGCCCACGGCTCAGGCGCGACCCGATGGGCAAGTCCGTCACCGCGCGGACCGGCGCATCCGACCTTGAGGTGTGGGCCAATGCGGCCGTCACCGCCATCGAAGAGCAACACGGCGCGTTCTGGCGACCCTTGATGGACATGCTGTTCAACCAGGGCAGCGCGGCCGTGCTGTGTTTTCCGGCCTCCGGCGGCTGGGAGAACATGCCCAGCTTCGTCGACGACGCCGGCTCGGTGTACCCCCAGTTCAAACGCCAGAGCGTCAAGCAGTCCGCGTCCGAGTACGACGACTATCTGCTCGACTGGAAGGCGCGCCAGGTGCCGATCTGCATCAGGGTCATCGGCATCGACCAGTGCCTGCCCATCCTGGGCCCGGGCCACCGTCTTGACGGCCTGCTGGTGCGCTCGCAGTACGCCCAGGAGGACCTCGAGGCGCGCGGCTACCGCTGGCGCTTTGGCGACGAGGGCCACATCGGCCCGGGCTACGACCCCGACTACATGAGCCAGTCGCGCGGCACGTATCCCAAGTTCACGCTGTACGAGCTGTGGCGACCGGGCAGCGTCGTCTACTACATCGGCCAGGGTGTCACCGCGCCGGCCACCGACGGCAGCAACATCACGCTGGCGCACCGCGTCAACGCCGGCGGTGAGACCAGCCTGGCGGCGGTCGACCTGGCGTCGGACTTCGGCATCTCGCGGTTGTGCGGCACGTGGGTGTGGGGCTGCAACTTCGCCTCCGAGACGGACCCCGACCGACGCGGCGTGCCGTTCCTGTGGCCGTTCCTGTCCGTCTTCCAGGGCATGAACAACCTGGCCACGGCCAAACTGGCGCACACGTGGCAGCACGCGTTCGGCGGCTGGTTCATTCCGGCCAATGCGGACGTGTCGCCCGACCTGGTGCTCGAAAACGGCCGGCCGCGCGAGATCGACATCCAGCCCATGAAAGCCCAGTACGTGGCGGGCACGCCCGTCCCCGCGACGCACCCTGGCACGAACAAGGACGTCGATGAGCTGATGGGCCTGATGCTCGGCAGCGTGCACGAGGAGGCGCCCTCGGCGGCGGCCGGCGGCGGCCCCGGTGCGACCTCCGGGCATGACCGCGCGCTGATCAGGAGCATGCTCCAGGACGCGTACGACGACGTGCTCAATGGCGGCTTACAGGCGATGACGTTCGTCGGCAGCATGGCCACCGAAATTGCCGACCGCATCGTCGAGCACTACGACGTGACCGTACCGGTTTACTGCAGCGTGCAGCCCAAGGGCATGCGCCAGTCTGTCCGCAAAGCCCAGGAGCTCACCCGCGACATGACGCAAGGCGTGTACGACTTCTGGGCCGAGTATCCGCCGGAGGAGGGCGAGAATCTGCCCTATGCGCAGATGCTCATGCAGTGGTCTCTGGAGGGTCGCATCCCACTGCGGCAGGCGCTCGAGAAGGGCCTGGGTGACGAGAGCCCGGACCAAACAATGATCGAGATCCAGACGGAAAAACTGCTGTTCAACACGCCGCAGGGCCAGCAGTACCTGTTCCAGCTGGTGGCCAAGAAACTGGACGACGAGAAGATGGCGCAGTTGTTCGCCGCGGTGCAGAGTGGCCAGGCCATGCCGGACGGCACGCCGACCGCGGCAGTACCGGGTGGTGGTGGTGCGCCGAGCGGCCAACTCCAGGGCACCAACGCACCCCAGCCGGTGAACTCGGCGATAGGCGGCATAATGGCCGGGGCGACAGGCGCTGGGCCGATGCGTCAGGACGTGCTCGCTTCCCAGCAAGCGGGTGCCATAGTCGGACCGGGGGCAGCGCCCCCGCCGGGTGGGTAGGAGAACCAGAGCATGTCAGGCAAGATGCCCAACATTGGTGGCAAGAGCCACGGTACCAGCGCACCGAATCCGGAGGGTCGCACGGCGAGCCGCGGCCAGGCGTCACTCGGCGTCCAGGACAATGCCAATCTGGCGAACTTCGTGGAGTCGCCCGAGGTCTTCAACGCCAGCCCGGCGACGAAGAAGTCGTACTCCTGGAACAAGGGTGAGACGGGGAATGCCACCTAAAAAGTGGACGCCCGCAAAGGACGCCGCGGCCGATAAGAAAGCCGGCATCAAGCCGGGCTCAGCACGCGACAACGCGCTGGATCGCGCTCGAGGCGTACCGCTCAAGAAAGGCAAACGCTGATGCCGAAAGCTCCGAAGGCGCCCAGAATGGCTGTACCAAAAGGCGCCGCCCCGCGCGCGCCGCGAGCGCCCGCCATGCCCATGGGCGGGACACCGAACATCGCCGGTCGAGCCATGCGCGCACCCAAGATGCCCAGTATGCCGAGAATCAAGCCATGACCAGAGCCAAAGCTGAAAGCGACAATCACAACGGCCAGGGGCCGGCCGCGTATCCCGAACTCGACAAGATGGCACGCCTCAATGCGCAGCTGCTGCCGCCACAGCCGGGCACGCTCGAGTGCGATCGACATAGCTACCCGTGCCCGCCGCAGCGTCTGCATAAGGGCAGCACGCCGACCGGCGGCAACGGTGGCGGCCACCTGCACGCGTACTGATGCCGCTCAAGAAGAGCGCCTCGAAGGCCGCAGTGTCGTCCAACATCAAGGCCGAGATGGCAGCCGGAAAACCGCAAAAGCAAGCCGTGGCGATCGCGCTCGATACACAGCGGCAGGCCAGAAAGCGAAAGTAACGTGCCGGGCAGTGCTTCCAGTCAGGATGTTCTGCAGCAAACGGTCAATGGCTTCGCGCAGCGCGTCAGCGAGTATGCCGACGGTATCGCTGGACGCCTCGGCCAACCGCTCAGCGGCACTCAGTTGAGCAAGGACGACGCCATCGCGCGCTGGAACTTCTCGCCACTCGGCCCGCCGCAGGCGGCCGACCAGACGTACCACCAGCTGGTGGCGCAGGGCGTGCCGCCAGGCAAAGCGCTCGACCAGGTGTATCCGATGCGCAGCATGCTGTTCCGCGGCCCCGACCTGCAGTCGGCGATCCAGACGGCCAAGCAGATCCAGGGCTGGGCCGCGGACGCCAGCGGCCAGACGGTGCCCGAGCCACCGCAGCAGAACACGCTGGTGACGCACCTGCTCAACCAGCAGCAAGCCGCGCAGATGTCACCACAGGGCCCGCAGATGCCGCCGCCACAAGCCGCACCGATGACTGGTGTGCCACCGGTACCACCGGTGGCCCCGCCCGGTGCGATGTCAGGCATGCCGCCGATGCCCGCAGGGATGAGTTGACATGACGCAGCCCATACAGCCGTCCGACGTCAGCATCGATCCCAACGCGGGCCGACCCCACAACGCATACGGCACGGTCGGCGAGCCGGCGGTCAACGCCGCATCGCCGGTGCCGGCTCCGGCGGCGGTGAGCAACCCTGCCACGCCGGCGCCCACCGCGCCAGCGCTGGGCCAGCCGGGCACTGGCGGCCAGTACACCGTCGACCAGATCCTGGCCGGCTCGGACCAGGAGCTGAACCAGGCGAATCAGGACGTCGCCAAGCTCTGGGACCAGATCCGTCCGCTGCAGGGGACGGTCCAGGGCTTACAGCAGCAGGCAGCCGCGGGTGACATTACCAAGCAGGCAGCGCTGGCGGCCGCAACCAGTCAACTCAATACGCTGTACACGAGCCTCAGCCAGGCCATGCAGCGCGTGGAGACGGCCAACGCCTCGCGCCAGCAGACCCTACAGAAGGCCATCGACAGCAACCAGCTCACGCCCTCGCAGGTCGATTTGGCCAAAGCGCAAACAACCAAAGCCGGCGCGGATGCCGACCTGGCCAGGACGCAGGGCGACGTCCTGCAACAGGGTTCGCAGGGGCAGCGCGACCTGGTCGCGGCTCAGGCGGGCCTCGCCTCGCAGCAGGGCCTGCTGCAACAGGCGCAGGCCGATGCGGTCAACGCCAAGACACCCGCCGAGAAGGCACAGCTCGAAGCTCAGGCCAACGCGCTCCAGGCGCAAGCCAATCAGACCAATACGCTGCTGCCCGGGCTTGTCGCAAAGCAGACCGCCGAGACGGGACTCACGCAGGCCCAGACCGGCCTGACCGACGCGAACTCGGACCTGGCCAGGGCGAATGCCAGCAAGGTCGGTGCGGACGCCGACTACCAGCGCGCGGTGACCGGCTCGTTGCTGCCAGCGCAGGTCGGCCTGACCACGGCGCAAGCCGGGCTGGCCGGCGCGCAGGGCACCAGTCAACTCGCGGGAGCCGCGAGTCAATTGGCCGGGATCCAGCAGAACCTGCTCGGGCCGGGCCTATACGGGCTCCAGGACAAACTCAACGCCATCCGCGCGATCCAGCAGCAGGTCTTCGGGCCTGGCGGCTCTGGCGATCCTGGCGAAGCCAACGACCTGCTCCAGCAGTACGCCACGGCGTCGATTTCGGGCACCACGCCGTACGAGGCCAACGTCGCCGCGGCGAATGCCGGGCTCACCGCGTTCGGCACGCAGGCGTCGCTGGCGAATGCCGCGCAGCAAGCCGCAGCGAGTCGCGCCAACGCGTACACCGGGTTCGGCGGCAACGTGCTGGGCACGCTGGCGCAGATGAACGCTAATGCGCCGGCTGGCTCGACGGCCATGGCGGGTGCGTTCGGCGACGTGATGAACCAGATGCAGCAGCGGTTGCAGGCGCCTCAGTTCGCCGGGCCCACGATGCCGACGGCGCCGCAGTTGCCCGCACTGCTGCAGAAGCTCGCGCCTGGAGCTGCCGGTGCGCCCGGAGCAACGCCAGCCGTGAACGCGAACTCCGCGGTGGTGCCGGCCGCACCCCAGACCAGCGCGCCGGTGACGATCAACATCGGTGGCCAGGCACAGGGTCAGGCGTCCCAGACCCAGCAGACGACGCCCGGCTTCAACTTCGGCGCCATGCCAGGGGCTGGGCCGCAAGGTCAGCAGAGCACGCCGTTGCCGGGCGTCCTCCAGCAACACGCGCCGGCCGATATGAACACCATCGGCCAACTGTGGGGCAACGAGATCCAGTCTGGACTGGTGCGCTCGCCGTACGCGGCGATGGGGGCCACGGGCTAAGTCATGCCAACCCAGGCACAGATCAATGCGGCGCTGGCCGATCCTGGGGCGAGTGGCCCCGGCGGTATCTACAACCAGATCCGCGCGCAGTTCAGCGCACCCAGCGCGCCGAGTGGCGGCGGCGGTGGCGGGGGCGGTACGTCGGCACCCAGCACCGTCGCCCCGGGCAGCTACCAGACCATCAATGGGCCGCGCACGCTGCAGCAGATGCAAGCCGAGCTTGCCAACGTTGGCTACGGCGGGCCGACTGATAGCGCCAGCATCCTGTCGACCTACGGGCGTACGAGCGGCCAGGCCGTCCAGCCGATCATGAGTGGCGCGCCCGGCACGAGCACTGCGCCACTGCCGAGCGCGACGACCACGCCAACCGGACAGGACTTTTCAGGTGCCCTGGCGCAGTTCGCGGCGCAGACCTCGGGCGTGACCCAGGCCCAGCTCGCGCAACAGAAAGCCGAGTTCGACGCTCAACTCCAGTTCGCGCGCGACCAGATGACGCAACTCGGCATCCCGCAACTCCAGATCAACCAGGCCCTCGCCGCGCTCCAGCAGAAGGCCTTCGACCTGCAAGTCGGTCAGGCCATGGGCACCTATCAGGGGCAGCCGACGGAAGCGGCCAAAGAGTTCCAACAGCAGCTCGCCCTGAGCGTCGGCCAACTGACGGGTACCTATGGGGGCGCGCCAACCGAAGCCGCGAAGGAGTTTCAGGCCAGCCTTGGTCTCCAGCAGGGGCAACTCGGCCAGCAGTACCTGGCCACGGCGGCCCAACTTCAGGGCCCGCAAAATACCTTCCAGTTGTCCAACTACCTGCGCGGCGCGCAGGGCAACCCGAACGTACCGACCTATCTGCAGAACCTGGCCAACAACACCGGCATGGCTACGTTCCAGGGACCCGGCACGACGCCGCCGACGGCCAATACCGTGGGCGGCCTTGCGCAGCAGTTGGCCGGTCAGGCCAGCGGCACGCCTGGCTGGGACTACGCGCAGACGCTCGGCACGATGCAGGGCATCGCTAACCGTGGCGCACAGGCGCTCGCGCCGGGCGCGCTCGAGCGACTCACGCCCGAGGAGCTGCAGGCCTTCGGCTCAGGCCTCGGCGCGGTGGGTGGCTCGCTGCCGAGCTTCCTGCAGCAATATCAGCAGAGCCGCGTCGGCCAGCAGGCCGCGGGCATGCCGGCCCTGGCATAAGGCGTGGCCGGCTCGGGCATCTGGCTCGACGACGCGACCTACCTGCAAACCGCGGGGCAGATCTGGGCGCAGCAGCAACAGCAGACGCTCCAGGCTGGCCACGACTGGGCGCAGCAGCAGATCGCCGACACGCTGAGCAAACTCCAGGCGATGGTGCCGCAGGTGCCAACGGGGTCCGCGCCCACGCCGACACCCGCGCCAGCGCCGGTCACGCCGCTGCCCCAAGCGCCGCCAACGCTTCCGACACCCGCGCCGCCGCCGCCCCTGCCGATCGGCGGCACGCCGGTGGCCACGCCGACGCCCGATGCCATGACCGGGGCCGGCATCACGCCAGCACCTGCGCCCACGCCCATGCCACAAGCGGCGGTCGTACCGCCACCACCGGCCGCGCCGTCCCTGGCCGAAGCCGGCCAGAACTGGGCCCAGCAGCAGATTCAGAACCTGCTCAATCCGTCGCAGCCTTCGTCGACCACACCGACGACGCCCGATCTGGCCCCGCCCTCGCCTGGCCCTTCTGCCCTCCCGTCACAGGTCCAGGCGCAGGGCGGGGCTGTAGCCAGTGGTCCGCAGCCGAGCGCACCGGGCGACCTGGTCGACCAGACGCGTCAGGCCGCGACTGGCGCGGGTATCGACCCCGACCTGTTCGCGCGGCAGATCAACCAGGAGTCGGGCTTCAACCCCAACGCCGGCTCGCCCGCGGGCGCGCAGGGCATCGCCCAATTCATGCCCGACACGGCTCGAGGCCTGGGCATCGACCCGACCGATCCTGGTCAGGCCCTGCCCGCCGCGGCGAACCTCATGAAGTCGTACCTGGCCAAGTACGGCGGGGACTGGAGCAAGGCCCTCGCGGCGTACAACGCGGGTCCTGGCAACGTCGACAAGTACGGCGGCGTGCCACCCTTCGATGAGACGCAGACCTACGTCAAGAACATCCTCGGCGGGGCGAAGGACGTCGTCCAACAGGGACTCTCGTCGGTCAACACGGCAGTCCAGGGCGCGCAATCGGCCGTCGCCGCGCGCGCTTCACAGTTCGGCCTCGGGTTGAGCTCGGGCGATGCGATGGCCTTCTGCGGGCCCACCGCGGCGATCGCCTTCGCCCAGACCTACGGCCGCAACCCGACGGTCGACGAGGCCAAGGAGCTCGCCCAACAGGTCGGCTGGAACCCCGACCAGGGCATGGCCGGCCCGCAGTCCGAGGTGTCCCTGCTGAAAACCATGGGCGTCGATGCGCACGCCACGAGCGGTGTCGACTGGGCCCAGGTCGGTCGCGACGCCTCGGGCGGCAACCCGGTCATCATCGACACGCCCGGGCATTACTACTACGTCGACGGCTACAACCAGCAGACCGGCCAGCTGCATGTAGGCACCAGTGGCACCGACCTCAAGGGTGGCTCCGAATGGATGACGCCCGACCAGATCAACGGCATGCCGCAGTCGGGCGGCGCCGCGCGCGCGGCGATCTTCGCCGATCACCCGCTGGCGCAGCAGGACGGGCTGGCCCAGTCGGTCGGCCGCGGCCAGAACCCCACTCAGCCAGCGGCCCCAGACCTGGGTCAGGCGGCTGGCCAGGTACTTGGCGCCACGCCGTTGCCGTTGCTCGGGATGAGCGCCAACGACATCACGTCGCTATTTGGGCAGAACGCCCAGCAGTTGCAGACCGGCCGCGACATCGTCGGCAGTGTGCTCGCGCCCGACCAGAACGCGCCGGCGCCGCTTCGGGCCAAGGCGGACAGCATTCTGCAAGCGGTCCAGGACGTCGGCTCGAAAGCCACGCAGGCCGGGCAGGACCTGCTGCAACAAGGGCAGGCAGCGCTCCAACAGGCGCCCCAGACGGTGAGCGACATGCTCAGCAGCAACGCGCTGACGAGCCAGGGCATCTCCAACATCGGCGGCACGCTGCTCGAAGGTGCCCGAGCGCTTGGTCCCAACCTCGACCCGATCACGGGTGCGTACATGCCCAGCAACATCATGAGCGCCGGCGAGCGCGCGCTCGGCCAGAACGTCGTTGGACCAGCCATCAACGCCCTGTTGCCCGGTGGCGCGCTCGAGCAGGGCCGTCAAGCACTCGGGCAGAACATCGCGGGTGCCATGCCGGATGTGCCCGTGCTGGGTGGTCTGGCTCAGGCCGCGGGCGGCATGCTCGCGGCGCCCAGCCCGATCGAGCAGGTGCAGACGCTGGACGAGCTCGACCGCAAGTACGGTCAGGGCATCGGTTCTGCCGACCCCAGCGTGATGACGCCCGAGGATCGCGAGCGCTGGTACGACGCCCAGCTCGCGATCGGCGGCATGACCATGCCCGCGCCCCCTGGCCCTGGCGCGGCGGGTGCGCGTGGTGCAGCCGCGGCCGTCGCCGGCAACCCCGTCACCTGGGCTGACCGGGCACGCCTGTACCACGTTGGCAATGTCATCGGCGGCGCAGCCACGCTCGCCAAAGTGACGATGAACGCGGCGCTGAGTCCGTTGTGGTCCTTCGGCACGCGCGGGCTCGCCGACGTCGCCGGCGGCATCACGGGCCTGGCGCCTGGACTGACGAGAACCGAAGCGTTCGGGCGCGCGGCTGGTTCGCTCCACGGCGCGGTGGCTGGCTTGGCGACCAGCGCCGATGCGTTGGCGCAGGGACTGCGTGACGTGTTCACCAACCCCAACTCCGTCGCCAATCGAGCCGGCTACGCGGCCGACGTCGGATTCGGTCGCATCTGGGAGACGCCGGGCGCGCTGCACAACATGGTCCAGTCGTGGGGGCAGAACCTGATGATGCATATGGAGCTCGGCCGACTGGCGGGTCAGGAAGCTGCCGGGCGGGGCCTGACCGGGCAGGCATTCATCACCGAGGTCTCGCGCCTGATCGCCAGTCCGCTGCCAGGTTGGGAAGACTCGGCACGCGGCGTCGCTCAACGCGCGGTCTTGCGCGGCGACCTCGGCACGCTCGGCCAGATGTTCGGCAATCTGGCGGGCCAGGGCGCAGGTGGTGGGCCTGCTGCCGGCGCTCGACAGGTCATCGGAAATGTGCTGTTTCCGGTCTTCAGGGTCGGCATGAACGCACTCACCCAGGGCGTTGAGAAGTCGCCCCTTGGATTGGCGGGCACCATCTTTGACGTCGTGCGCGGCGCGCGCGGCGCGGGTCCGTATGCGGGCGGGGCCTTCGAGCGGCCGCTCTCCACAGCCGTCGCACCCCTGAGCGAACGTCTCACCAACAACCTGGCCGGCACGGCCCTATCCGTGTGGTTCGCCAAACTCGCCGCCGACGGCACGGTCACCGGCAATGGGCCGACTGATCCGGACCAGAAAAAGGTCCTCGAGGCGCAGGGCTGGCAGCCTAACTCGATCCGTACGCCGATGGGCTACATCAGCTATCAGGGCACGCCGCTCGAGGTCCCGCTTGGGCTGGCTGGCGAATACGCCGACGTACTCGCCAGGCCACAGTCTGCGCTCGAAATGGCGCAACCGCTGTACCAGACGGCCGCCGAGCGACTGGTCGCCGGCACCATGGAGATGCTCGGCTCGCGGACCGGGCTGGAGACGATCGGCCGCGTATGGGACCTGATGCACACAGCGGGCAGCGACGTACCCACTGCGATGAAACAGGGCGGTGCGTCGCTGGTGGGCGGCATCGCCGGCAGCTATGTGCCGATGTCCGCGGCACTGGGTAGTCTTGCCCGCGCGACTGACCCACTTATGCGTCAGCCGGCACCTGGCGATGTTGGTCAGTCGATCGCCCAGAACATTCCTGGGCTGCGCGAGCAACTCGAGCCACGCGTCGACGTCCTGGGCCGCACGGTCACCAACCCGCAACAAGCCCTCGGTGCCCTGCTCCCGGCGCGACTGGGCGCGGGCGAGGAGAACCCGATCGCCGCGGCGATGGGCCATGTCGGCGTCGCGCCCGCGAGCGTGCCGCAGACCATTCCGTACGGGCCGTACGACGAGATCCGTCTCCTTCCAGCCGAGCGGATGGCCTACGAGCAGTACCGCGGCCAGGTCATCCAGCAAGCCACCGATGCACTGGTGCGTTCGCCGCAGTGGCAGCAGATGCCCCAGAACGCCCAGCGTGCCGCGCTGCAGCAGATCGACACTCTGGCCTCAGACGCCGCGGGCAAGATGGTGCTGCGCGACATGGGACCTGCTGCTCAGGGTCGTATGACGCCGACTGGTCTCATCGCGCCGGTGCAGGGCTACCAGCCGGGCGGGCTCGGCGACCAGTACCTGAGCCAGGCGACGCTGATGCGCAATCAGGCCCAGCACGCCGCGCTGCTGCAGTCGTTGCTTGGGGGCCAGACGGGTCTACAGGCCCTCCAGGCGGCGAATGCTGCAGCGGCAGGTGCCGTCTAGCTACTTATTGACGGGCTTGCGGCGTGCTTCCGACTCCCGCCCCTGGACTAATGCTGTCCAGAGCGTGCCAACGACCAGGCCACCAACAAGCGCGACTTGAAGTACGCCCTGATTGTCGACAATCCAACCAGGAAACCAGACCGGGAACCACACGTAGACCATGCCTAGAACAAAGCCTGCGATGACGCAGCGACCGAGCCATTCCAGATAGTTGGGGTGCTGCGCGGTATCGTCAGATTGCATCGGAGCTGATGTCCTACTTGCCATTCAGCAGTGACTGCACGAGTGCGCGGTGCTGCGCATTCCGGTCCGATTGCAGAATCGCTGACTGAACGTCCTGGGCGGCCAGCGCATTGCTGCTCGTAATCGCGGCCGACGTCGCCGCCAGATTCTGCGCATTTCGCACGCTGGCCTGGTTGATACTGTCCGAGATCAGCGCGCCCGCTACGATGATCGCCGCGGCGATGACGATAGCGATTGCCAGGGGTATCCAGGACTTAGACTGAGATTGCATCGCGGGTTACCTCCGTGGTGCCGAGCTCCCGGTCGCGCTGTTTGCATACCGCGACGCGGGGGCTTTTCTATGATGGCCCGCACTATAGCCGGCCGGTGTTGTGCTTCTGCTAAATCCGAAGCCGGGGTACAGTAGCGACTGTCTGAGATGCCAGACGCTTCACCAGGCGCACCTGCGCCGACGAGCCCGGACGGCGACGCTCAGGTCCAGATTGCCCTCGGCCCCGATCAATCGATCTACCCCGAGAGCCTGAGGCCACCTGAAGTCTCGCCCGCACCGCCCGTCGAGGACGCACCGGAACCTGAGGACGAAGCGACCATCCCCGAGCCACCGCCCGAGAGCGCCGGACCCGTTGATCTCGATAAAGCCTCACCCGAAGCGGGTGAGACACGGGGGGCCCGCCGACGAGCAGCCGAGGATGCTTACCAGCGGGGTCTGGCAGAGGGTCGGGCAGCCATTGAACGTGAACAAGCCCAACAAAAGGAACGCGACTTAGCCGCACAGACTGCACGTGAGGCGGAAACTCGGGTGCAGAGCTTGTTTGACGACCTCAACAGCGCCGACTACGCAACGCAGGACCGTGCCCGCCAGGGCATCCTGCAGATGTACCACGGCAACCGTCAGGCCCAGGCGCTGCAGCAGACCACGCGGCAGCAGGTCCTGGCCGAAATGGCGACCGAGTTCGGCACGCTGCGCGACATGGACGGCGTCGACGACGCCGGCTACCAGAGTTTGCACACCGCGCCGTCCGCGGCTGAGCTCGCCAAACGCGCGTACGAGCTGGGCAAGAAGGCTCGCGACGACCAGGTGGCTCGGCTCGAGGCCGAGTTGCAGGGCCTGCGGGGTCGGCTGGTCGGTTCACGCGCAACACCCGAACGGGCCAATGGTGCAACCCACTCAGAAGGCAACATCTCGATTGAGGAATACGCGACCTTGTCGCCGAAGGACGCGCGCAAACTGAGCCCATCGCAAATCGACGCGATCACCGCTCAGCTCGCCGCCGACGCCGCGCGCAGTCGCAGCTAGAGGTGGAATTGATGCACAGCACGTTTTCGTGTTTCGTAACACGGTCGGCACACCTTCGCGACTGACCGGATCCCAACCGCACCACATTGCTCACATATCCCGCCGTAGCGAGCGGGGGTTTTCCGGACCTCGCCACGCACGGTCACCGGCACATTCTCAGGCTGCCAGGCGGGCGGACATGGCGTAAGCCCGCGCTCGACCTCATCGTGGCAGCGCGAGCACAGTGGCGTCATGTTGCCCACGACGTAGGGTCCGCCGGCAGCAATGCGATGAACCTCCGAGTTCATGCGGTCGTAACCACATGCGGCACAGGGCAGTTTGCTCACTTTCGCGTGCGACGCATAGTCGAACACGAGAGTGCCTTTCTGACTGGCACGCCAGCCAACCTGATAGTGATCGCGGCACAAGCCCTTCGCGTAGGGGGGTTTCTCACAACCGTTCTTGCTACAACCGCTCGCTCGTTTCAACTCCATAAAGGCGCGAAAGCAGGGGCGACACCGCGTATTCCGGGTCGTAACGGGTTTGCCGCAGTCGCTGCACACACTCGGGTTGGCTCTGTCCTGGAGCCAACAGGCTCGGCACTGCTTGGCGTAGTAGTTCGGTTTCTCTGCCCCACACTGGGGGCAAACACGTGTGTTGTTGCGGGTTGACACACCCCTAAGTGTAACCGCAGGGATGAGAGATATCTACTAATGGCAGACGTTACGATCAGTACGGCCGCTACGTTCATTGACCAGGTCTGGTCGCCCGAACTGAATCGGGCCATCCAGTACGACGTCGTAGTCGCGGCACTCTTCGACGATAAGTCGGCGCTGGTCGATAACCACGCCAACACCATCAACCTGCCGAGCAGGCACAACCTGACCGCCAACGCCAAGGCGGCCGGCACGGCGCTCACGCCGCAGGCCATCACCGAGACGCAGCAGCAGTTCGTGCTGCCGATGACCAATGGCCACCGTGCGATCGCCCAGATGATCGAGGACATCGCCGAGATCCAGTCGCGCTACGACATCCGCTCCGAGACGACCATCGCCGGCGCGTACGCCCTGGCACGTCAGATGGACGTCGACGCGGCTGGCCTGTTCGCCGCGCTGGCCAACAGCGTCGGCACCTCGAGCGCGGAACTGACCGACGACAACCTGATCAGCGCGCGCACCACGCTGCGCAACAGCGCCGCCCCGCGCCCTTGGTACATCTGCGTCCCGCCAGCCACGTACTCGGGCTTCCTGAAACTGGAGAAGTTCACTAACCAGCTGTACATCGGCGACGCCCAGGACGGCACCGCGGTCGAGGAGGCGAAGGTTGGCCGCATGTACGGCGCCGACGTCTATGAGTCGCAGTTGCTGGCTGGTTCGGCCCCGGCCGCTTCTGGCGCGTACTGGAGCAAAACTCACTTCTTCAAGGCCATCCAGCGCCAGCCGACGACGCATACCTGGTACAGCCCGCTCGACCTGAGCTGGGTGGTGACGATGGATTGCATCTACGGCATGTTCGAGAGGCTCGAGGCGGATGAGGCCGCCGCGGCGACGACCAACTCGAGCCTGTGGGGCGTGAAACTGAGCTGCGTGAAGTGATCCCATGGAGGAGACCTTCCAGGGGCAGACGTACGTCCCGTTCACCACGTCAAACGTGGCCGTCAAGGCAAAGCCGGGACGCATCGCCAAGATCGTGGTCACCGTCGCGGTGACGGGCAGCCTGACCATCTACGACAACCCGTCGGCAGCCAGCGGGCAGATCCTGTACGTCTCGGCCGCCACGCCGGGCGTCGGCATCATTCCCATCGACATCCCGGCCAGGTCGGGCATTTTCCTGGTGCCCGGCTCGGCCGGCGCGGGCATCATCGTCTACTCCTGAAGCGTGACCAGCATCCTGATCAAGCCCGAGCGTGAGCAGCAGGCCTACACGGTCAGGTTTCACGTGCGCCTGCCCGCACGCGCGCAACCCGACCTGATCCAGCAGCGCCTGCAGTGGTCGCTCGAGCGCATGATCCGCCGGCTGGGCGATCAGGGCTGGACGTTCGTGCGACTGTCTGACCGCCCGCCGCGTGGACCACTGCCGGTGGTACCGGTCAAAGGCTTCGGCAAAAAACCGCCGAAACGCCGGCGTGTGCCTGGTCAGGCCTCGCCGCCGCCACCCCCCGACGACAGTCTGTGGCGGGTCAGCACGTTACCTACCTTTGGCCCAAAAGCGGCGCACCTGATGACCGACGAGGTCGACTGGGAATACGCCGCGGTATTTGTGCGACCCGCGATCCCGACCGCGTACCTGCACGAGAAAGGGGAGCCCGAGCCCGTATGGCTACCGAAACGCTGACATCGGATGCACCCAACGCGGTCATCGCCGATGAAGGACTGGTCTACTGCCGCTTTCCGAATGGCGAGGTGGCCGCGTGCGACAGCTCGCCCATGGAGCTCATGAAGAAAATCAACCGCGGCGTGCACGTGCTCAACGACTACGGCCAGTTCGGCTCGAACGTGTACTACATGGCCAATCCGTTCGAGCCACTGTTCCAGGCCGGCGGCGCGCACGAGATGAGCGTCGAGCAGGTCATCAACCTGGGCTATCATCTGCGCCCACCCCTGGTGCCGACCTGCGAGCAGCACGTCGGACAGGGCCAGGACCACGTGACGCACCGCGGTCAGCCAGGCGGCGGCTCGGCCAAGGCACAGGGTTGCTGGCGCGGCGCGCGCCCGGTGCGCTTTCCGCAACTCGAGCACATCCAGGTGCCAGCCGCACCGGACGAGTGCGAGTTCTGCGGT